AGTAACGGTTGGAGTAAATCAAATCGATACGATAGGTTTGCCGTATTGACTGGTCAACAACCAGTTCAAGAATTCATAAAGACTGGTATGCCAGATTTCGTTATTTGTAATTATACGATTGTCATGATGACTGCTTTCATGGAACAGATGAATGATTTAAATACAATCATGGTTGAGCATTTAGAAACATATTGGGGAGACCAAACGAGTCATAGATTCTTATCAGCACTTGAGGGTGATATATCCAATGAAGAACAGATGGAATCACAAGGTGAAAGACTAATCAGAAATGAATTAACACTATCCATGAAAGGCTACATGATACCTGAATTTACAGATACGGTGCTTGGTAAAACTGCTGAAATGGGTAGAGCTTATAAACCAAAAAAAGTATCGTTTTCCGAAAAAATTATATAATTATATATGTATATACTTACAACCAAAAACCTATTTAGGAGTTACATATGTCAGAAGAAATAAAATTCACAGAAGAAGAACTAAAATCTCTTGGTGATTTACAACAAGCTTATCAACGAATCACAAACTCATACGGACAGATTGCTTTAGCAAAACACAATCTTGAAGAACAAGAGGCTGCCGTAAAGTCAGAGTTTGAGAACACAAGACAACAAGAACAAAAGCTACTAAACTCAATAACAGAAAAGTATGGTCCAGGTCAGTTAAATCCACAGACAGGTGTGTTTACTCCAGCTCCAGTAGAAGACTCTTCACAAGTACAAACTGAGACTTTAGAATAATAGTTAATTAAGAACTTCACAATTAATTACTATAATAAAAAGTCTCTTTGATTTTTTTGACAATATTTATATATGAATAATCTTATAAATCACACACTTTTTGGAGACTATAAATGGCTGAGAAAATTGTATCACCAGGTGTATTTACTAATGAAATAGACCAATCATTTTTACCCGCAACTGCTGGCCCAATTGGAGCGGCCATTGTAGGTCCTACATTAAAAGGACCAATTTTAACACCAACCGTTGTTAGTTCATATAGTGAATATGTTCAAATTTTCGGTGAAATTATTGAAAGTGGTTCTGATTCATATCAATATTTAACTTCACATACGGCAAAAGAGTATTTACGACAAGGTGGTCCTGCCACAATCGTAAGAGTTGCTGATCCTGATGTAGTAGGAACAAGAGCAACTGCCACCGTTTTTTCTGGTGGTGAGGTTGGTGCTACTTTTGCTACATCATCAATAAGATTATTGGGTGGTGAAGATAAAATTGTACCAACTGGTTCACAACATGAGTTGACAATCAACGGTGTTGATTTTGTACCTGTTGTATCAGCATCATTATTTGACAATAGTTCTACAGAAAGGTATGTGACAATTGGAACTACCAAAGCTACTTTTGGTGCTAATTTAGTATCAGCGATTAATGCAGCTACTGTCGGTGTTGCTGCTAGTCTATCAAATGACACATTAATTTTATCTGCCTCAAGTGCTGGAACAAGTGGAAACATAACTGTAACAACAGGCTCCGTTGCTGGTGTTGATGTAGATGCTGATCCTGTATTTACTGCTTCTGCTGCTGGATTCAGTCTACAAGGTGGTTCAAATACTTCCAACACGGCTCAGTCATTCGTAATAGAAGTATTGGGTGATGGCCCAAGATTTAACAATGTTACTGGCTCACAAGGATTCGGTACTGATAATTTATTACCAGCACTAACGAGTTCTGCTGGTAATGACCACTTTAGTTCTGGTAGTTATGGTGGTAGGTCTGATAACTTCAGATATGAAATATCACAGAGAAATTTAAAGAAGGGTACTTTCACATTGGCAATCAGAGCTGGTAATGATACTCAAAAGAAGAAAACCGTGATAGAGACCTTTGAAAACTTAACTCTTGATCCTAATGAACCAAATTATATCTTAAAAAGAATTGGTGATCAAACCAACACAATCGCTGTTGAAGATGGACAGGCTTACTTACAACCAGTAGGTGAGTATCCAAACCTATCAAAGAACATAAGAATCAAATCTGTTGATAACAAGACACCAAACTACTTAGATGAAAACGGAAATGTAAGTCAAGACTATGCTGACTCAGGCTCATTTATTCCATCTCTTGGTAGTGGAAGTGTAGGTGGTGCTTTTAGTGGTGGTGATTACGGAAAAGAGTTTGCTCATCCGTTTAAATTTTATGATGATATTGATGCTGATAACTCACAAGGTATAGATATGTCAGAGAGTGCTGCTGCAGTTGGAACATCAACAGTAGGTGGTGGATATGCGACCGCTGTAAACATGTTGAAGAACAAAGATGAGTTTGATTTCAATTTATTGTTCTTACCAGGTGTGATTGACCAACTTACAGACCACTCCACTATCATCGGAAACGCCATTCAGATGTGTGAAGATAGAGGAGATGTATTCTTGGTATTAGATAACACCTCAAAAACTTCAACAGTCGCAAGTGTCAAGACGAATGCAGAAGCTAGAAATTCAAGTTTTGCTGCTGCTTACTATCCGTGGGTACAGATACAAGATGCGACATTAGGTACTTTCAGATATGTACCACCATCAGTTGTGATGGCTGGTGTTTATCACTTCAACGATACCGTAGGACAACCGTGGTTTGCTCCTGCTGGTTTGAATAGAGGTGGAATTGATAGTGCTGTACAGGCATATAGAAAATTAACACAAGGTCAGAGAGACGACCTTTATGAATCAAATGTCAATCCGATTGCTACATTTCCAGGTCAAGGTGTGACGGTATTCGGACAGAAGACATTACAGAAGAAAGCAAGTGCTCTCGACCGAGTAAATGTCAGAAGACTTTTAATCAACCTAAAGAAGTTTGTTGCTCAATCCTCAAGGACATTGGTCTTTGAACAGAACACAACAGACTTGAGAAACCAATTCTTGAATGTCGTGAATCCATACATGGAACAAGTACAGGCAAATCAAGGATTGAATGCTTTCAGAGTGGTAATGGATGATACAAATAACACACCAGAAACGATTGATAGAAATCAGTTGATTGGTCAGATATTTGTACAACCATCGAGAACCGCTGAATTCATCGTATTAGACTTTGTTGTTCAACCAACCGGAGCTGCTTTTCCTGAATAATTTTTAGGAGAATAGATATTTATTACTATATAGGAGATAAACAATGGCAGAATTATTAGAAGCGAATAAGATATTTTATACACCGTATGAACCGAAGTTAAAGAATCGGTTTATCATGGAGATATCAGGTATCCCAGCTTTTACAATCAAGACAATGCAAAGACCACAGATTACTTTTGACGAGGTAGTTTTGGAACACATGAACATTACACGATATGTCAAGGGTAAAGGTCGTTGGCAAACTCTACAGATTACTCTGTATGATCCTATTGTCCCATCTGCTGCCTCCGCTGTAATAGAGTGGATTAGACTACATCATGAATCAGCTACTGGTCGTGATGGGTATCAAGACTTCTACAAGAAGAATGTTAACTTTCAGGTCTTAGGACCCGTAGGTGACATCATTGAAAAGTGGACATTGTATGGAACATACATACAAGATGCTGCTTTTGGTGACTTGGATTTTACCGATTCTAATCCAGTTGAGATAACATTAACATTAAGATACGATTACGCTATATTGGAGTTTTAAATGAAAAACATACTTAAATTAATCCTTTCAGGAATTATTCTTTTCGGTGCTGTACCAACGGTAAATGCCATGGATATGAACATGAATAACATGGAAGAAGTCAAAAAGAAAAAGAAAAAAGGTAAGAAGATTGGTGCAAAAAAGGGTAAGAAATCCAAAAAAGGTTTCTTCTCGAAAGTATTCGGCTCGAAGTAATCAGTTTTAACATCAAGGAGTTATAATGTCAGAACATAAGTTCCCTACGGAAGTTATCGATTTACCGTCTCTAGGAAAAGTATATCCGAAGGATTCACCACTTGCCGATGGTAAGATTGAATTAAAATATATGACCGCAAAAGAGGAAGACATATTGATGTCTCAGAATCTTATTAAAAAGGGTGTGGTAATTGATAAGTTATTGGACAGTTTAATAGTAACAAAAAATGTCAAACAAACCGACTTAATCTTGGGTGATAAAAATGCTGTATTGATTGCAAGTAGAATATTAGCATATGGTCCAGAATATGTGGCTGAAGTAACTAATCCAAAGAATCCTGAGGAGACAATAACACACACCTTTGATTTATCTAAATGTCCTTTTAAAGAAGCTGTTGAAGGTGTTGATTACAAAGATAATTTGTTTGATTATACGACAGAGGTGGGTAAAACTAAGATAAAGTTTAAATTGCTTACAGGTAATGAAGAAGCATTAATAGCAAAAGAGTTACAAAAATCTGAAAAATATGGATACAACTCAGATGTAACTACTAGATTAAGACATACAATTGTAGAGGTTGATGGTGATTCAAAACCAGAAACAATAGCTTTATTTTCACAGAACATATTAGCTCGTGATTCTGTGGCATTGAGAAATTACATTCAAGAAATTTCTCCTGATATTGACTTGACATCAGAAATTCAGATAGGAGGTGAAACTGTTAGCGTGTCAATTCCGCTGACAGTCGAGTTTTTTTGGCCTAAAACCATCTGATACATTAGTATTACATCAGAACATATTTTATTTTATACACGAAAATCCTGGTTTTACATATGATAATGTGTACAATATGCCAGTACACTTGAGAAATCTGTACTATAGAGAGAGTAGGGATTTTGTAAAAAAGAAAAATGATGAGATGAAAAAAGCTCAATCACAAACAAAACAACCTACGATTCCAAGACGATTCAATCCAAAGAAATAATCGTTTTCAATATTTATTAATATATTAGGAGAACTGTATTATGTCATATATGGATAAAGACAACATAATAGATGATAGATTATTTGAAGGTTTTTTAGACAAAGTTTTCAAACATTTATATTTAAAACCAGCTTTAAAAAAAAGTAAGAAGTATAGGGATAGTGTTAAAGATTTAAATGCAGCTATAGCAAAGTTTGAAAAATCAGCAAATGATGAGTTAAAATCATTAAGAAAAAAAGGTTCAAAAGCAAAACCGGTTAAAATAAAAAGGTATAAAATCTAAAAATGGCTACTGAAGCTGACAGAAGAAAAGCCGTAGCAGACGAACAAAAAGTTGCTAATAGAGCACTTCGAGAGGGTAATGATTTAACAAAAGTCATGGGACAACTGTTAAATGAAAACCTAAAGGTTGCTAAAAAAGTAAATCAAGAGCTTAAAGACAAAGCTGAAACGATTAATGTTCAGATGAAGGCGCAGGGTGATTTATTAAAAACATCAGCGAAGTTAAAAGCACTTGATGATAGGTCAGCTGAAATTCAACAAAAGATAGCAGATGGTCGTGATAAACAAGGGAAATTCACACAAGGTTATAATATTCATGTTTTAAAAGGATATAAAACACAATTAGACGGATTAGCAGCTTCAAGGGCTCAAGTAAAAGAGGAACAAATCAGAAGGGATGTGGCACTAGATGCTGCTCAAGCTATGATAAATGGTTTGGAAAAAGTCAAGGGTGTAATTTCTAAAATACCTATTTTTGGACAAAGTATAGCCGATGGACTTGGGTTATCAGATGATAACATACAAAAATTACAAAAGAATTTAGTAAAAGTTGTAAGTGGTAGTATGAATTTTTCCGACATCATGGAAGGTGTCGATGATATAGATTTCAAAAAAATAGCTGGATTGGCTGCAGGAATAGGTTTGGCAGTAGGGTTGACTGCAGCAATTGTAAAATCAGCAACTAAATTTTCTGAACTTACAGATAACATAGGTGAACAGTTTGGTTCTTTAAATGTTCTTGGTTCTGATCTTCAAAACTCTTTGAATGCTTCAACCGTTGAAGCACAAAAACTCGGATTCAATCAAGCAGAGGTATTATCAACGACTTCAACACTATCGTCTGAATTTGGTATTTCACTTGAACAAGCAAGTGCTTTATCTGGTGAAATCATGAAAACAGCGAAAGCAACAGGATTGTCCGTTGATGAAGCAACAAAACTAACTGGTGAATTAAGGGTGGTTGCTGGATTATCACAAGAACAATCCGAAGCATTAATAGAGGGAACTGCTCAATTAGCAAGACAAGCTGGTGTTGCTCCACAACAGGTATTGAAAGATATTGCTGGTTCAAGCGAGACAATTGCGACATTTACAAAAGGAACTGGTGAGAATTTATTTGAGGCTGCCATTCAAGCAAGACAATTTGGATTGAACATTGATAGTGTGGCAAAAGCTGCTAGGTCGAGTTTAGATTTCGAGTCATCCATAAATGCAGAACTTGAAGCTTCTACATTGTTAGGACAACAGATTAATTTACAAAGGGCAAGACAATTAGCACTGGATAAAGACTTGGTAGGATTTCAAAAGGAAATAAAAAATCAATTAGGTGATATAGGCGACTTCAGTAAATTAAATGTTTTTCAACAAGAAGCATTAGCAAAATCAGTAGGTATGTCGGTAGGTGAGGTTGCAAAATTAGTAAGTGGAACAGAAAAACTGTCTGTCGCTGGTGCTCTGAGTGCTGGTAATTTTGATGATTTGGCTGGACAAGAGGCTTTAAGTAATTTAAGTAAAATAACCAATGAACTTAAATCATTATTTACAGAAGCATTATTATTAATTGGTCCTGAAATTGATAACATAGTTGGTGGATTTAAAACATTTTTGGAAGAAAGTGGTGGAGTTACTTTTTTAAAAGATGCATTTATGAGTGTTGCTAATGCTATTAAACTTGTTATTCAGTATGGACCTGCTTTAGTGACCATGTTGGCTGGTATAAAGGCAGCGTCACTTACCATGGCATTAGCACAGACCATATCTGCAATTGCCGGTAGTGCTGCAGCCACACCCTTTCTTTTAGGTGGTGGTGCTGTAATTGCTGCTGGGGTGATAGGAGCAACTATTGCGGCTGCCGCATCAATGATACCGTCTTTTGATAATTTAGGGGTTGGTGAGGGTGCATTAGTAAAAGGAAGTCCACAGACCAAAGCATTGATGCAAGCACAAGGTGGTGAGATGTTAATTCAAAAAGAATCTTTAGATGGTGCTGGTATAAATGTAAATGCGTTGGTTGAGGCACAGAAAGAAACAACAAGAGCAATAACCGAATTAACCTTAACTGCAGGTCGTGGTGAGATTAGGGTTGCTATGGAGCCACAATTTGGTGGAGAACCATTATAATGGGATTAGAAAGTCTATCAACGGTATTTAACGACTTGAGTCAGAATCAGACTCAACAGACTCAACAGGCTGCTGGTCAGACCACTCCACCTCCTGTCAATCCACAATATGAAGAGTTGGTGAATTTCACACCATTGGGTGACATCATGGGGAATCAAGATGTTTTAATCATACCACCGCCCATAACAAATTCAGAGTTTGACAACATCGTT